TCCGCCGGACAGGTATGTCGCGACTCAGTTCGCGATTCTTCTGGAGCGGCTCAACCACAAGGCGCAGCTCATTCTCGTCGGCAACGACCGGGAGGCCAAGGACATCCCCATGGTCGACGGCGCGCCCTTCGTCAACAAGGTCATGGACCTCTACCTGTCGCTGCGCGCCGAGAAGGCCGGCCTGCAGGAGCAGCTCGCCAGGATGAAGGGCGCGCGGGAGCAGTCATACCAGGACCGCCTGGATCGGTTCATGTGCGCCGTCGAATGCAGTATCTCTCCCCCAACGGGCGGCTGGAAGGTTGAGAACATCCGGGCCCGCGCGGTCAAGCTGCTCGTGGAATCCGACCGCTGGTGCGAGGAGCTCACGCCATGACCGCCGACCTGCACCTCCTCCACATCGCCCTGCCCCAGGTGCGCAGGTCCTTCAAGCGCAAGTCGCGCGAGAACCAGGTCGCCGGCGTCGTCTGGACCTGCCGGACCTGCGGCTGGCGCTCCGAGCCCTGCCAGACCATGGCCGCCACCAAGCGCCCGCCGCATCACGAGTGCGCTGGGAAGAACTGGGCCCTGGTGGTCCCGAGCGCCTCGGCCAGGAGGGCAGGGGCATGAACCTGGCCGAGTACCGAGCGACGGTGAAGAAGGAGGCCAACCACAACCGGGCGCACACGGCCCTGGTCAAGGCGTGCCTGGCCTGGCTGGCGGCGCACAAGGTTCCGGCCTGGGGGATGAACACGGGGGCCATGGAGATCCCGGCGACGACTGCGACCAGGTCGCGGCTGATCCGGTTTGCGTTCCCGGGTTGCAGCGACATCCTGGGGATCATCCCGCGGGGGCACTGCGCCGGTAGGTTCCTGGCGATCGAGTGCAAGACTGGGGCGGGAACACTGACCGACGACCAGGGGCGGTTTCAGGTCACTGTCCTGCGGGCTGGCGGTGCATTTGTTGTGGCGCGATCGCTGGACGACATGGCCAAGGTTGGCGATCTGCTCGCCGAGTAGCAGGGGAGGGTAGGAGTGGATTATTTCACCATCAAGAACTGGATGAAACACCAGCACTACAAGGACAGGCGCCCCCCCTGGATCAAGCTGCACCTGTCTCTGTTCGATGACTACGAATTCTCATGCTTGCAGGATGCTAGCAAGTTGCAACTGATTCTTATTTGGTTGTTGGCGAGCCGCACCGAGGACGTTGACAGCAACGGATCGCCCCGGTTGCCGTTAGATCCGAAGTACCTACAGAGACTCGTTGGTCTCTCCAAGCCTATCGACCTCAAACCCTTATTTTCAAGTGGTTTTCTCGTCATGGTAGCAGACTGCAAGCAAGACGCTAGCAAGGCGCTAGCAAAAAGATACCCAGAGACAGAGACAGAGACAGAGACAGAGACAGAGACAGAGGAGCGCGCGGGCAAGCCCGCCCGCCGCCCGCCCAAGGTCGCCTTCTCGGCTCGGGTCTTTCTCACCGGCGAAGAGCACGCAGCCCTGGTCGAAAAGCACGGCCCCGAGGCGACGGCCTGGATGATCGAGAAGCTCGACGCACACCTCGAGGCAAAGGGCACGAAGTACAAGTCGCACGCTGCGGCCATCAGGTCCTGGGTCGTCGACGCCTACGCCGAGCACCTGGGCAGGACGTCGAAGGGCGCGGCGTCTCCGGCGGTCTCTGAAGCCCAGAAGCACAAGTACGACTTCCTGGAGGAAAAAGCGTGCTGACCGTCTCGAAATGCCGACACTGCGGGACGCCCGTCAAGGTCGAGACGACGGATGACGCTAACGAATTCTCCGAGTTTTTCGGACGTCTGGCGATCCGCAACGCCTACTGCCAGCCGTGCGGAGAAATGCACGCCGCCGAGGATCGTCTGCGAGACGAGCAGGAGCGCGCGGCCAGGATCGAGGACGAAGATCGGGCGGTCCAGCGGGACTTCGAGACGGTAGTCGGGCGCAAGTATCGTGGGTGCTCCCTCGGGACTTTCGAGCCGCGGTCCCATGGCCAGGTCGCGGCGCTCAAAGCCGCCAAGGAGTTCAGCACGAACCCGGCAGGGTTCCTCTACCTGCACGGCAAGCCGGGCGTCGGGAAGACTCATCTGGCCATCGGGATCTATCGCGAAAACCTGGGCGAGCACGTTGGCGGCTGGCCGTCAGGCAGGTTCAAAGGCGCGGATTTCTGGACCGTACCGGAGCTGCTGCTGCACCTGCGGTCGCAGATCGGCAAAGACGTCGGCGAGGAGGAGGCGATCGCCCCGCTGCTGAAGTCACGCCTGTTGATCCTCGATGACCTCGGCGCCGAGAAGATGACCGACTGGGTGCGCCAGGCGTTCTACGTCGTCATCAGCCGGCGCGAGCGCGACGAGCTGCCGACGGTCATCACGAGCAACCTGAGCCTCGGGGAGATCGAGGCGCGCGTGGGGGATGAGCGCATCACCAGCCGGATCGGCGGCGCGGCGAAGATCGTGCGGATGGACGGCGAGGACGGGAGAATCGCCGGAGCGAAGCGCAAGTGACGACGAAGGCAGCAGCACAAACCTCAACAGCGAAAGGTGGTGGTCAGTGAGTCATCCGCGCAACGCAACCCCCGTCGGCCGGTGGCGCCAGGTCACCGAGCCCATGCTGACCCGCAGGGCCTGCCAGTCCTGGCACGACCAGATCGAGGCGAACGGGTTGAGCGACGTCAAGATCGCCCGGTGCAAGGATCACTCGGGCCGCGACCGCTGGGCGGTGTTCGCGCGTCGCCGAGAAGAAGTGGGTATGCACGCACCCGGAAGTGTCATAAATGGAGCGTGTGCAAACGAGCCCAAAGCAACCGCACGCGAAACGCCGAAAAGGCGCGGTCTCAGCCGCGGGCTCGCCAAACCCGTCCGGTCGAAGCGGAAAGCGGAAGGAGCTGCGCGATGAAGTAGCGCCTGCCACCAAGCGTTCCAAGCGCACTGCCAAGGCGGCCCCAGGGCGACGAACCCCGGGGCCGCTCGCCGTTTCTGCCAAGCTCCCCCCGCACCGCCCGCCGATCTACACGCCAGAGCTCGCGGACGAGGTGTGTCGCCGGATCGCGCGCGGCGAGTACGTCAAGGACATCGAGAAGGTCCCCGGGATGCCCTCGGCCGACACCATTCACGGTTGGGCCGTCGATGACCTCAACGGCTTTTTCGGACTCTACATGCGGGCCCGCCGAGTCGCAGCCCTCGGAACCCACGACGAACAGCGCCAGATCGCCGACGCCTCCGGCCTCGACGTCACGCTCGACCCGGTCACCGGCAAGGTCATCGTCAACGGCGAGACCGTGCGCCGCGCCGAGCTGCGCATCAAGACCCGCCAGTGGGCCGAGGAGCGCCTGTACGAGAAGGTCTTCGGCACCAAGCTCAAGGTCGAAGACGTCACGCCGCCGACCGACGAGGCGATCGAGTCCCGGGTCGCCACGCTGCTGACCAAGGCCGGCCCCGGACTGCTCGCGCTGCTCGAGGCGCACGCGAAGGGGCAGGGATGAGCGCCGTGGCCGAGGCCCCGAACCTGACCCAGGCCGAGCTGGCCGAGCTGGTGCAGCTGCTCGAGGAGCGCAACCGCCGGGCCTCGAGGCGCAAGCTCTCCAGCTACTACCCCGAGACCGGGCCGCTGCGCCGCGAGCTCTACCCGAAGCACATGGAGTTTTTCGAGGCCGGCGCGAATCACCGCCAGAGGTGCGCGCTCGCCGCGAACCGCATCGGCAAGTCGGAGGGCATGGGCGGCTACGAGCTGACCCTGCACCTGACCGGACGCTACCCCGCATGGTGGAAGGGCCGACGGTTCGATCGTCCGATCCGCGCCTGGGCCTGCGGCAAGAACGCGGAGACCGTCCGCGAGATTCTACAGCTCAAGCTGTTGGGCCCCGCCAACGCTCAAGGCACCGGCCTGATCCCCGGCGATGACCTGGCGCGCGTGACCCGCGCCGCCGGCGTGGCCGAGTCGGCCGACACCGTGTACGTCCGGCACGTTTCCGGCGGCGAGTCGATGCTGATGTTCAAGAGCTATGAGCAGGGCCGACGCGCCTTTGAGGGAACCGAACAGGACGTCATCTGGCTCGACGAGGAGCCGCCGATCGACATCTTCACCGAGTGCCTGATCCGCACGATGACGACCCGCGGGATCGTCATGTGTACGTTCACCCCCCTGCTCGGAATGAGCCAAACGGTCATGCACTTCCTCGAGGGCGGAGACCTTGAACGCGCCGGAGACGTCGGCGATGGCCGGTACGTCGTTCTCGCCACCTGGGACGACGCGCCGCACCTGACCGAGGCCGACAAAGCCGAGCTCTGGAAGTCGATCCCCGCCTACCAGCGGGACGCGCGCACCAAGGGTGTGCCCCAGCTTGGCAGCGGCGCGATCTACCCAGTGCCCGAGTCCGACATCGTCGTCGCCGACTTCGCCGTGCCGGCGCACTGGCGCAAGGCCTACGGCATGGACGTCGGCTGGAACCGCACCGCGGCGATCTGGGCGGCGATCGACCCGGGCACGAGCTGCGCCTACCTGTACGCCGAGCACTACCGCAGCCAGGCCGAGCCGGTGGTCAACGCCCAGGCGGTCAAAGAGCGCGGCGAGTGGATCCCCGGGGCCATCGACCCAGCGGCGCACGGCCGCGGCCAGAAGGACGGCGAGCAGCTCCTGTCGATCTACAAGGGCCTGGGCCTCAAGGTCGAGCCCGCGGTCAACGCCGTCGAGTCCGGGATCGCCAACGTCTGGGAGCGCCTGTCGACCGGCCGCCTCAAGGTCTTCGCTTCCCTGTCGGCCTGGCGCGCGGAGTTCCGGCTCTACCGCCGCAACGAGAAGGGGCAGATCGTGAAGGAACACGACCACCTGATGGACGCCACCCGATACCTGGTGATGAGCGGCCTCGAGCGCGCGCGCCTGCGCCCGAACCCGGCCGGCCTCGGCAGCCAGCGCCCGCAGGGCTCGGTGCTCTGCTGATGGATCCCATGAATCCGGGCCTCGAGATGGTCGACCAGGTCGACGGCGCAGCTCCGGCCGAGGATCCCGGCGACGACCTGATCTCGCTGACCCAGATCGAGGTCGACCGCATCATCGAGAAGGCGCGCCTGGCCCGCCAGGACCAGCAGGAGATGTCCGAGCGGCGCACCGCGAACCTGGACGCCTACCTGCGCCGTCCCTACGGCAACGAGATCGAGGGCCGCAGCGACTACGTCAGCGCCGACGTCCACAACCAGGTCGAGCAGACGTTCTCGGTCACGCTCAAGCAGGCACTTTCGACCTCGCAGAAAATCAAGTTCACCGGCCCGAATCAAGAGGTGGCCGACGCGCTGCGGGTCGCCTGCCAGCAGGTCATTCAGGACCTGGGCGCCCAGCGGATCTACAGCACCGTGATCAAGTCCGGCCTGATCTCCATCTTCGCCGCGGCCAAGGTCTGGTGGCACCGCAAGTTCAAGAAGGTCGAGACCTTCGAGCCGGCGGTCACCGAGGAGAAGCTGGC